ATCTATGGTACCACTTAAAGTTCTGTTTAACGAATATAATCCGTTTGTACTTTGATAAATTTTGATTGCCTTTTCCATATAAGGTCCGAAAAATTCATCGGTAACTTCAGGTTGTTTATTTCCTCTTAGCACATCAAAAAGGTATGATTGAAATACAGGCATTTTTTGTATACTTGCAATAATCGGACCTTTCATACATTTTTTTATTTGTTTTCTTCCACTCAAAATATCTTTCTCATTTGGTTCAGTTACAAACGAACGACAATTTTTTATCTTTGATTGATTTTCTCCTCCGTCTGAACCATCATCTTGATTATTATCTTCATTTTCATCACCAGATATTCGAGCCCTAACAGGAAATTTTTCAACTTTACCATCATCCCATGTAATTTTAAATCCTTTATTATTTTCAGTACATTCCCATTTACCTGTTTTTATTGTTTTCATGGAATCTGAAGTCTTCCATTCAGCTTTATAGTTCTTGTACAAATAAAAATCAGTTTCTTCACCCTCATAAATGGTATCTACAGGAAAATATTTATAATCACCTTTTAGACTTGTTCCCATCATTATTGCACCCGAATTATCAAGAGCGGTTTTCACACAATTCCAAACTGCGGAGTCCTCTGCTGCAGGGTTGACGGATTCATCAGTTTTTGTAACAGTTATTTCACTACCTTGACCGACTGGAGGTGGTGCCATAAGACGAACTACGTTTGCACCTTCCAAAGTTGTAAGAACACTAGCGTTCGGTGTAGATAAATTTATAATAGCTTGAGGTGGGTCCTCAGTAAAATCAAAAGTAACATCGATTCCAAAAGTTTGATTCCAAAAAACATCTTCAGTGTTGGTTGATTTGGTAAGTACGTATTGACCACCACCCATTGTCATTTTCAACTGATTTCTAAATTGTTTGAATTTGACTTTGAAATCCTGAATAATTCCAAATCCTTTTTTAACATACACACCTACATATTTGTCGTCGATTGGTGGTTGTACAGAAGCCTTACATCTTATGAAGATTTTAGTTCCTTTTTTACACGGAGCACAACCACTTCTTACAGGCGGTCTTCCTGACCCTGCCCATTCTTCATCGGTGAAATCGGTAGGAGGGTCAACGGGGTCACACGGAGGATAAACTATTTGTTCGACTATTAGTTTTTTTATATTAGTTTGCATAATCTTGTGTAAACGTTCCTTCAAAAAATCTGAATTTAGGGTTGTCGTAAATATCGACCGGTTTTGTTTTATCGATTAAATAATATTTTCCAACATTATCTGTCATTTCCGCAGCATTAGTCAAAGAAGACATTGTCATAGTATTAGGTGGAGTTGTTAGAAACTTTTTAAAATCTACTAAATTTTCTTTAAGGTTTCCTGACATATATCTGAGCTCAGGATTTTCTTTTTCCTGTTTTCTAATTAGTTCGGCCGTTGCAGCATCTAATTCTTTTTCATTGTCCACCGGTAAACCTAGACTTCTAAGTTGTTTTTCCATATCCTCTCTTATGGGCTCGAAAGGTTCCAATGCCTCATCTTTCCAACGCTCAAATGGAATAACACTTTCCCCTTCACTTACAGACTTTTTAAGTGCACTGTATAACTCATCAATCCTTGTGGCCGGATTTAATAAAAGGTTCCACAACCCTTCTGGTATACCCTCTCCAAAACCTTCTTTTACGTCCCTAATGTAAGCTCTAAAAGGATAATTAGCTTTTACATTTTCAATCATACCATCCCATGTTGTTCTTTTTATTTCCGCAAATCTTTTGTTACATTCTGAGGGTGGGATAGGTTTACCATTCTCTTCTATGAGACCGACCTTACACAATTGCCTGTATCTTTCTAATTCTTTGTTAAAATCATCTATAACAAAATAGTTTTGATAAATTGTTGCAAAATAGTTTTTTATCAAATTTTCTACTACAGGGACCCAAATCAAATAAATGAAGGCAAATTCTATTATTGTACCAGCTTTTGTAGTCCTCATACCTAATTCCATCATTTCGGCTTTGGTGAGGGGAGTTTTATAGAGAATTTCATTTTTTAATCTAGGAATGAATTCAAAGAAATCTTGTTCTTTAAAAGATTTCATAATTCCACCTCGAGCTTTAGCATTTTTAATCGCTTGTAGGGTTGCACCAACAGCTGGAATTTTTTTCACATGAGCCTTGAGATAAGTCATGAAAATATAATCCATTTTTTTTGTCAAATATTCTGGCGGTGTCTCCAAGACCTTTTTAACTCCCGGGTTGTTTAAAAATACCTCCAATTCTTTCTTTGGAATTGCTGAATTCGTTACAAACCAATCTTGAATCATTTGTTTATATTGTTGTTCCATCATGCTCTTTCGTCCTCGTGATATTATTGCCCACATATTGTCCAAATTTTCCAATACATCAAAACTCATTTCCTCTCCTTGTGGGTCTAAGGTTTGTTGCTTCCTCATAATTTCAGCAACTTGACCTTCAAGGTCGTCTACAATACTAGGAACTTCTATTTTCCATTTTTTTAACAATTTATTTGGTAATATTTCTGTTGCCCATGGTACAAATTTATACCAAAGGTTTTTGAAATAATATGGTAACAGGGCATTACCAAGCGATTTGAGTTGTGCACCCGTTCCTGTTGTCCACCATGAGTTTGAAGCGGCACTAATTTTTCTACCAGCCACTTCTATTTCAGGTACATACTTTTTCAACTGTTGTACTAAATAATTTTCAATCAACTCAATAGAGCCGTCATCTATATTCAAAGGACGACGACCACCACTAGCAGTACCATCAGGAACTGTAAGAGTAGATAATTTATTTTTAATCCATTCTTCGGGAGTGTAATTTTCTGCGTTAGTGTCGATATAGTCTTGTGCGAATTCTTTCATCAATTGTGAAACAGTCTTCCCCTGACTTTTTGCTATATCTTGAATCGTTTTTTCTGCTAACGCTTGTAATTCTTCATTACTTTGTACTATTTGTTTCAGAGTCAATCTTAAACCATCATCTGTAATGTCGGCAAATCTGAAATTTGGTTTGGAAACCAAACTTTTCAATTCTTGAAATTCAGCATTCGCCAATTTTTTTAACGGTTTACCATTATGTGTAAGCTGATATATTGCACCCTTTTCCAAAGGCTCCGCGTTGGTAAAAATACTTTTTAAAGCGGTAAGTAACGGTTTGGGCTGTTCTAAAAGTATAGGTAAATTATTTTCTACCCCCATTATTTCTTGGATTCTTTTGAGCTCAGTTATTACTAATTTATCTTTACGTGTCATTTTTTCTTTATTTTATAATATAAGTCACCATTTATAAATAGTGTCATGTCCACCTGTGATTCATCGTCCCATTCGTCCGCCATAACCCAACCTTCTTTTTTCAAAACCTCTAGTTCAGACTTCGACAATTTGATTTCTTGGTCTAATGTCATGAAATCTTCATACTTATACCCGTTTTTTTCAAAAATTTCTCTGACTTTGTTTTTGACAAAAAGTAAGTTGAGAGCTTCAGGTAAATTTTTCTTTGCGTTTGCGTTAATTTCTTGTTCGGTTCCTTTCCATTGCGGGTCGTTGATTACTTGTGATATATTTTCAGGTTTGTTAAAGAAATTCACCACCATTTCTTGTTTCAATTCCTCAGGAATGAATTCCCAAATTCCATCTAATTTATCTTTTTCTTCATCAGTAAGTTTTTCACTATCTACTGTGTTCAACTGAGACCCCCATTTATAATTCACCCCCGCAGCGGCAATAAAAGCGGTCGCTGCAGGTAAAAACATAGTTTTATACCAAATTCTGTCCCTTACAGGGATTTCCTTTATCAATTTTGGATATCTAACAAACATGTCGGCAAACTTGGCGTTTATTGCTTTGACAATATCTTTACCTCCACCACTTCCTTTTTTTATAAGTTCTTTGAATAAAACTTGGTCATTTCTAAAAAGATTATTTAAAACTTTTTGAGCTTCGGGGGATAAACTTTTCGTAAAATTTTTATATTGAGCGACTGAAGATTGAGCGGTTAAACCAGACCTAGCAAATTTTGTCTCTAACTCCTTTGCAATTTTTGGTGTGACCCCTTTTAATCCCTTGAAAAAATATAATCCAGGCAAAACAGCGAAAAACGCGGCCAATACGGCATCAACTTCTTCTCCTTTCTCAAAATTTCTCGTGGTATAAGCAGCACCTACACCGAGGGAAACAATCAAATCAATCCAAATAGAAGCTGCACAACCATTACACGCAGCGGTGGCCACTACGGCAACCAAGAATTGTGCAAAATAAATTGCTCCCTCCCATTCATCTAAAATTTTTTCTGTTTCAGTTCTTGTATCTCTTTTTTCAGCATAAACAAAGGGCTGATTCTGTTCGTCGAAAAACCCTTTGAAACCGATAAAACTCGGCAGGTCTTTCTCAAGAAGTACACTATAACAAACGTAAGGTAAATAAGTTTTTTCAACTATATCCCCATCTTTGGTTACACTTTTAAGTTTGAATTGTTTAACCGAATTGGGAGGTATGATTTTTTGGAACTTTTCTATCAGGGTGTCCCTATTTATTTTGTTTTTTGATTCAGGTGATAATTCATCTAAATACAAATCAACAGAACTCGCATAATCTTCATAAGTGGTAAAAAAAGAAATGTTTTTACTCGAATCGGGTAGTAAAATCCAAGTAGCTTGATTATCTACGTCCTTGTCTATATCACAATTTATAGACGGTCTCTGATAAGCACAGAAATTTTTAGGTATGGCATCAAGACCTTTCAAACCGTACTTATTAGTACCCGGTAGAACAGCCTTATCAGGGAAGGCACAATCCTGAGGATAAACTTTTTTTACATCATTCACATCATTTGTCATAAATGGGGTAGGTGCACCAGGGGTACCCGCCCAAGCACCTCCAGCTTGCTCACTCAAAAATTTCAAATTTTCTGCCAAGGTTTTTTTTGAATCATAATTCATCCTCAGAAGAATTGATTTCAAACTATCTTTAGGAGAAATATTTTTGTTTTTCATGCGGTTCCCAATTTATTTGCAACCCCCCTGGCAGGTCCTCCATGAATTTGAGCCCAAAACTGACCTTTCTTAGGTAAACTATTTGCAACCCCCCTTTTTGGACCACCAACAGTGTCTGCCCATTTGGAAGGATTATTACCTTTTCCACCACCAGCACCTCCCGCTCCACCACCAGCTTCTTGTTCACCCATCTCTCGTTTTGAGGAATTTACTGTGTGTTTTTCGAAAAATTTTATCAGGTTTTCTACGTCTAAATTCATTAAAATAAATACTTTGATTTCATCAAATTTGATTTCTATATTTATAGGATGATTTTGAGAATACTAATACTATTTTTTTTAGTAAGTTTCACTTCCTGTGAGAAGTATGTAACAAATATTAGTACACTTACTCTAAGTGGTAAATACGTTGTGTCAAAACTTACCGTAATTCAAACCTCCCAACCAAACACCAAAGACACCACCTATCTTTCCGGCCAACTTTTCCACAATACAAGTTTACCAGACCCATTTGATTCAATTATAATAGATAATTTTTATTTACATTTTGATTACGCAAGTATTAAAATGGTATGGCATAATAGAATACAAAATGGACAAAGAGACAGATGGGAATATGGGGAACAACCCGAAGAAATTTTTTATTCAAGGGTGCCTTGGAGTTACGATGCCTACACACTTGGAAAAATCCAATTTGATTATAAACCAAAAGATAGAGGTACTTACCACAGAATTTTATTCCAAGTGGATAGTGATTTGTTTGAAACCTTACAGTTATCAGGTTTAGATTTTGCCCCAAATGGGAAAGATGGTCCGCATTATAGACTTATAATTTCTTTAAACAGAGTAGGACCTTAGTAGAAATCTGCCTTAGGTAAATCTTGTGGATTTATTGTATAGTATTCGTTCAAAAATATAACAAGTTGGTCCTCATCTAGTTCAATTTTTTCGGATTCTCCTTCTTCCAAGTCTTCAAATTCATCATCGAAAAAATCAAAAGACTCAGTAACTAAATCAAATCCATAATCTTGCACGAAAGTGTAGTCAATATTATCGGTTCTTAGAACATCCTCATTATCCTCAATTGTTCTGAAAGATACTTCTAAAATATTTGCATCTGTATTCAAAAAATATGATACTATCTCTTTGATTTCCATATACCAACTAATTTATATACAAATATTTAAAAAGATAGTAAAAATCATATCCCACAAAAAAAATAATATTTTTTTTTCTCGAGTTTCTACCTATATTTTATTTAACAAATTTTATCAAATGAGATTTAATTCACTAACAATAGATAACTTCTATGAAAATCCTCAAGAAGTTCGTGACTTCGCACTAAAACAAGAATTCAAGGTTAGAGGAAATTATCCCGGTCAAAGAACAATTTCTTTTCTGAATGAACCTTTAAAAAATAAGTTCAGAGAGATTCTTTCTCCTTTTGCAGGTGATATTGTATGGTGGGGAGGTGAATATACCGGTTCATTCCAATATACAGTTGCTGCTGACCGTTCATGGATTCATGCTGATTCAACAACAGATTGGGCAGCACTTATATATTTGACACCTGACGCTCCTCTTAGTTCAGGAACAGGTATTTTCAGACACAAAGCCACAGGTTGGCAACATTTCGACTATAAAAGAGAGAATGAACCTGGTTATAAAGAGACCGCTCCTCCGGGCTCAGATTGTCAAGATTATACAAAATGGGAAATGGTTGACAGAATAGGTAATGTTTTCAATAGATGTGTAATGTACAGAGCCGACAATTACCACGTCTCTTTGGATTATTTCGGTAAAGACATGTATGATGGTAGATTATTCCAAGTGTTTTTCTTTAACACCGAACGTTAGTCTAATTTCAACTCCAAGTCCAAGACATACTTCAAATCTAAATCTGCAATAACTTGAATGAAACCCTCAGGGCAATAACAATAGTTTAAAGTACAACTCACTCGATTGTAATGGTTAAACGAAGAAAAAATGGGTGAATAAAATTGTCTACGATAAACATACTCAACGGGGTCAAAAATAGGTCGATAAAGTTTGTCCCCGTGTATATTTGTATCCATTAAAAAATCAATACTCTCTTCAGTGTACGATTCAAAGTAGGGTAAATCTAACTTATCGACGAATGGAATCATAGGGTTTGGATGTCCTGAATGATTTGTTTCGTCAAAATAAGAATAATACGCTAGTCTTGTTTTGTTCTGTTTTTTTTGGACAAAATGCCACAAATAATGTTTGTGCTCTTTAGCTATTGTGGAAAAATCCTTTACGGTTACTTTTTCTCTTATCATTCTATCTGAAATTTGCACCACACAACCATGTAACCAAGGAACGTCTGGTACCAGAGGTTAAAGGTTTTACCCTGTGTAAAAGAAATGAAGGAAAGAAACAAATCAAACCTAATTTTTTCGGTACTGTCAATAAATTTCCGCCCGGGTTCATTTCCAATTCACCACCTTCATATTCGCTTGGGTCTGATAGTTGAAGCACCACAGAAAGTTTTCTGTTAGAAATACCTGGGCCTAAGTCTGCATGCCAATCATAATGTCCACCATCACCATAATAAATTGTATACTGTAAACTATCATGATAACCCCAAATATCGAAATTCCACATTTCTCTGTTTGCAATTTTAGCTAAATCAGAGATTTTTTTATAAATCCAACTTGTTTCTGAATTATCTCCGAGCCAAGATATATCGCTAATTCTATATTCGTTTACTATATTCTTATCGTCAGATACGGTTGTACCTTTTTCTTTGGGAGCGTTATCTCCAATTTTTCTTATTTCAATTATTTCTTCAGGAGTAAATCCGTCTGTGAAATAATAGTAATTCAAATGATTGGTATTATTTCTTTGGTCGGCTAAAAAATAGTTTGATGACATTTTTATAAATTTTTGTATATTAAAAATAGATACTTTTATCAATAAACTCAATCTAATATTTTTTTATATTGAAAAAAAAATCAATTATTGACTGTTGTTTCATATACGATGAAATTGACATGCTTAGATTCAGATTTTCGGAGTTATACGATTTTGTAGACTATTTCATAGTAGTTGAATCTAACCGTGATTTTGAAGGAGAAAAAAAAGATTTCAACTATCAGACGAAACAAATTTTTTTTCAAAATTGGTCAGACAAAATTATTTATTTGAAGTGTGACATTGAATCTCATCACAAAAATACTGATATTGAATTTCAAATTCCGAAAATTCAATCAGTAATTTCCAATCAATTGAAAAGTATGAATTTAGACTATGAGGATTATATCCTTTTCTCTGAAGTGGATGAATTACCTCCTAAGTTTAATTTGAACGATTTTGATAAAATTTTAACTTTTGAACCAATTGCATTTTTACAGAAAAACTTCATTTGTTCTACTGAGTATGTAAACAATGAAAACCATTTGGGAACATTTTGTTTCACCTTTTCACAATTACTTAGAGACGATAAGATTATAGAAAATCTTTATTTCAACAAAAACGTAGTTTACTCTATACATTATAGAATAATTGAAGGGGGATTTCATTTTTCAAAATTCGGTGACGAAAAATCAATTATTAAAAAAACTAAGTTGATTGAAAAAAAGGAAATAACCTTGGAGGATATAAATAATTTCAGAAAAACTTTGAGGTATTGGGATGATACTCATCCCTTTTTTAAAAACTACGAGGGCACATTACCTAAGAACATAATGATGATTCAAAATAATTTTTTTGAACCAATTGAATCAAAAAAAAATTTAGTCATATTAAATTACAATCAGAATTTTTTAGATGTGTCGAATTTTTCGGAATATGACTTGGTTCTGAACTTTAATTTTACCAAATCTTATGATTACCCTCATAAAGTTATTTTACCAAATAACCTAACTAATTTTAACATTTATATACCTGAAAAGAAATTTTACGAGTCATTGAAATTTGAATTAGAATTCGGACTGAATGAAATAAAAAATATTCTAACGAAATTAAATTGCCTAAATCAAGATATTTTCGAATTTTGTATTTTTGATGAAATTCTTCACAAAGATACATCAACCAAACTCACTTGGTTTGATATAAAAAATAATCGAATTTATGACTTATTAAAAAACCCCTCATAAGAGGGGTTTATTTATCAATTAAATTTTTTCATTCGTTCCATCATCTCGTTGATTTTGTTCTTCTGAACCACAATGTTTTCAACGATATCTTCACTCAGATTTGAAAATTCATCCTCACCTGTCATAGATGTTATATCTTCCCAAGAGGCTTCTCTGTCTATTTTATCAGGGTCTAACTCATTTGGTTCTAAATCCCAATAAGCATCTTCATTCTCTCCTTCATACCCACCGAGCTGTTCACCACCCCAACTATGAGTTTGATATGGACCCGCTTTACCTGGACCTGTGCTAACAAACGCATATGGTTTTTTTGCTGAAGTTTGTGATGCTTGAGCCCCTGAAATATCAACTTCTTCAAGTTCTTCATCCCAAGCAGAGGACATATCCTCATACACAGGGTAAACATCCCCACCATTTTCGTTACCTCCACCTGATACAAATTTATATGGTTTTTTTACGTCTTTCTCATCTAAATCCATATCATCAGCCGGAATTGTGAATGTATCATCAACGGGTCCTTCTGAATCGAAATTGAAAGCTGGGTCCACGTTACTCAAATCCATATCGGGAGCATTTCCACCTCCCGTGAAACCACCTTCTTTAAGTCCAATTGCAGCCGATTTTATACTAGATATTGGTTTTTGTCTCAAAGTCCCTCCGTCACCAACAGGTCCGCCTGATTTAAAATTATAAGGTTCTTCTATTTCATCGTAGTGTTTTCCCATAGGAGCATTAGAGGTTGCATTTTCCTTACTCATGATTTTTTTCATGTGATGGTCTTTCTCAAATGAATTGTCGTAGTTATCACCACCTTCCACATAATCAAACTCCCCTTTTAAGTCTAAATCTTTTACACTATAGATGTCACTGAGTTTACCCTTACCTTCACCAATATTTTTCTTCTTCAAATAATAATCCAATTCATCAGCCCTTCTCTTGAATGCATTTAGGACCCTCATTTTATAAATTTCGTGCATTTCGGGGTTCATGTCCTCCAAGGTTCTAAACATTCTCATCGCAGAATCCAAATGTTGTTCATTTCTTGCGTCTTGTATTAGCCTGATTATTTTTTCAATTGCTTCAGGTTCGTAAGGTCTCCTATCTTTAACCTCTCTTTTTTTGAAAACCTTTTTAATGTCTGGTATATCAAAAATTCCTTCATTAGTTTCTTCTTTTTCTTTTTTTCTACCGTCTATTTCATCTTCCAAATCCATTAAAAAGTCTCCGAATTTTTTCAAAGCCCTTTCCAACTTTGTATCTTCATCACTCTCCATCCATTTTTCAAATCTAGATTTTTTTCTTTCCTTTGTATCAGTTTCCTCTTCCATTTCACCTTCCAATTTATGTCCACATTCAGGACATTCACCCCCTTCTAAAAATCCTCCACAATTGTCACAAATCCCTTTAACAACTATTTGATTTTCATCGATTTCTTCCATTCTGTAACCACACTCTGAACATTCTCCTTCTCTCATTTCTGAACCACATTCGGAACACATAGTCTTTTCTTCAGTCATATGTTGGTCAAACTGCTCATAAATCTTATTAGTGTATCCAACAAGTTTACCATCATTTGTCAAAGTAGCACCCAACTTATCTTTTGCAAAATCTTGAACATAAAGTGGTTGTTCATTCGATACTTTGGGTTGCATCGTTTGATAACCATTATAGAGCTCTTTATGTTTTGATAAAATATTTTCTTTTTCTTCGTTAGAAACTTGTTGTAAAAACCAAGGATTCATAATTTTTTCTTTATAAATATCTTTGAAAATATCTTTTTTTATATTTGACTAGAAATAAAAATTGTTGTAATTTTGTTTTTGGAAACAAGTGTGATTCAAATTTCTGTTAGTAACTTGGTAATTTGCTTGTAGCCTTATTTAAATCCGCTTGTTTCCATTTTTAAAACATAATCAAATGCTTACATTATTATTTAACACAACAACCAAAACCGTACAGGTTACCGAAAACACAAAAATCATTTTTTCCTGTTCTAATGTTCCAACTGTCAAAGTGAAAGAAGAGGGGTTCTACGAGGTAATGAAAGAAACCACAAATGAAGAATCAAGTAGACTACCTGTTGCAAGATTTCCTATCCAAAATACAATCATGTTGATTGAAAAATGAATTTGTTTTTTTTATGAAAAATGATGAACTAATTGAAAGCTTACTCAAAGAAGCCGAAAAACTAAAGGTTAAAGACCACGTTCTACATTCCGTTGAAAATCTCATGAGATTAAATCCTCAGATGGATAAATTGAATGCTGTTCAACTCGCTTTAAATAACGCAAAACTACATTCAGGATTTTTTACTAAGAGAAACTATGAATAATTTAGATGCAAGATATCAAGCACTACTTGAAGACATTCTTCATTGGGGTGTGGAAAAAAAAGATAGAACAGGAACAGGCACGTTATCAGTTTTTGGACGACAAATCCGTCACAATATGAGTGAAGGATTTCCTTTACTGACGACGAAAAAGATGGCTTGGAAGACTATGGTCACTGAACTATTGTGGTTTTTAAGAGGTGATACTAATATAAAATTCTTAGTTGATAATGGATGTCATATTTGGGATGGTGATGCTTACAAAAATTATCAAAAAGTATTCATGGGTCATGAGGATATTCCATCAAAAGAATGGTTCATTGATGAAATCAAAAAAAATTCTGATTTTGCCAAAAAGTTTGGTGAGTTAGGTCCAATTTATGGTAAACAATGGAGATGTTGGCAAGGTTGGATGGATTTGAATGATGGAGATAGAAGAGGTTCAATTTGGTATGACCAAATCTCGAGATTGATTTACCAACTTAGGAATGAACCTGATAGCCGAAGACTCATGGTAAATGCATGGAATGTTGCTGAACTTGATGAAATGGTTTTACCCCCTTGTCACTATGGGTTTCAAGTTTATACAAGAGAACTTTCTTACTCTGAAAGGTATAGACTTTGGTTCAATAAAAACTACGAAACCGGTATGGAGTATGATGAAAACGTAGTTCCTGATTTCGAGAATGATTATTACGACAAAACTCCAAAAAGAGCAATTTCTCTTATGTGGAACCAACGTTCTGTGGATACATTTCTTGGGTTGCCCTTCAATATCGCATCATATGGACTTTTACTTATGTTGCTCGGCAAATTAACAAACATGATACCTGACCAACTTATTGGTAATTTGGGTGACACACATTTATACCTTGACCACATCGAACAAGCCAAAGAACAAATTGAACGTGAACCGTTCAATTTACCTACCTTAGATTTAGATTTTGATTTCAAATTCAAAGATGGATATTTGGTAGATTGGGATGAAATTAAATTTGAGGATTTGAAATTGAAAAATTATAAATTTCATCCATCAATCAAGGCACCTTTATCTAACTAAAGGAAATATATATATCTAAAAATTTCTTACTGATTTCTCTGGCCTTTGAATTTACCAAATCCATATTATCAACATCCATATTTTTGGCCGCCATATATTCTATCAAGTTTGAAATAAAAAGATTTCTAGCCTTTTCGGCATCGTTCAAGAATTCTTGAAAATCCTCATCATCTTCTTTACCTTCTCCGTAATACCGGTCAATATGGTCCTTACCTGCATAAATCAAAGGTGCTGCACCGAACATATTTACAATTCCTGTGTCCCTCAACTTGTATAGGAAATCTCTAAAAAATCTCCAATCAAAATGTTTGAAAATTTCTTTATTTCTTTTAAAAGACTCCAAAGCCGAATCCCTGGACTCATTGATTTTGTCGTCTACAATTTTTTTCCATGCGTCGGTGACAGTAAGTAAGGAAAGTGAAGAGCCATTATCCCATTTTACTGAAATTATTTCCGAATCCTTTTCGAAAGGGTCTTTTGTTATTGCCGTAACTTTCCCCAAAGTACCAGGAGTTACAGAAGTTTCACCTTCCATGTATAAACACATTATTCTATCTCCAACAGACAAAGGAGCATTTGTTATACTTTTCATACTATAATAAATACTACGAGTATATTTATTGTTATGGATTTTGTAATTACTGAAAATCAATTTAGAAGATTAGTGTTGGAAACCAACAGTGAGAAATTTTCCGAATACATGAAGGAAATGTATTCCTTTGCAAAAAATATTGTACACCGTGTAAAGAAAAAATATTCCATCAACACAAAATTATTACTTACATGGGGCGCGGCATTAGGTGGAATGGTCCTACCATTGGACCAACTGATAAAAACAGGAAATTTTCAATTAGATGAAAATCAAGCCGCTTTGATATTGATTGGTTGTGCGGCGGCAATCTTCTACGATAACAAAAAGTATTTCAAAAGAATTCATGAAGAAATCAAAAATCAAAATTTGGAAGAACCTTTTGAGAAAGTTCTATCAGTAGGATTGCAGTTAAAAAAATCTTTCATGAATTTTATTCAGTCGTTGAGAATCAGCTTGAGTTCGATTTCAGAAATAGTATCCTACGGATTTCTAGTCCCAATAGTTATGGATATTGTTGATTTTTTGAAAACAGGAGATTTGGAAAAAAATTTGGATTTGATTGTTTCAAGAATTATAGGTTCAGGATTAGTTCTCGCCGTTTCCGAAATTTTGAGAGAATTATTATTACAAATAAAAAACAGAATTTCTAAATAAATTCTGGATAGTCTGCCGGGTCAACACCGAATTTTTGTTCTACTTCAACACCATTTATTTTTCTAACAAAAAAATTAGCAACATAGTACATTTCTGTTGAGGTCAATTGCATAGATGGTTCTATCACATCATAAATTATATTTTCAATTTCAACACGAAATGTATCATCATTTGAACATATTTCTTGCTGAATCATCGTTGCAAAATCATTAAATCTATTCCCATATTTTTGTATTACAGGAATTGGTTGACCATCAACTTCAAAACGTCTAAGATTCAAATCGAAACTGAAATATATTTCATCACTCCGTTCGACGTTTACAAAGTTTTCCGATGCTGAAAATTCAACCTCAAAAACAACTTCTTGTTTTTTTTGATTCTTATATTTGAAAAATTTTAGTTTTTTGTTTAATTGGAAAATGAGTTTTTCTCTGTCCTCCTGACTTACAAAAACGCTCAAAGGCTCCATGCCGTTAAATTCTAAATCCAAACCAAACGATAATTTATTATCTAAACCAATCAATCTAATTTTATCGTATATTATTTGTTGGATATCGTCCAACATTTTTTGTTTACAATAAGATTGAAATGGATTCTTTGTTGTAACATTTACAATAAAAGCAGGAGTATCTTCAAGACCTTCTTCATATGGTACTACATCCAAAAAATTATATTGGTAAGTACCAACAATTATAGGTTTTCCAACAATTATCTTTTTAAAAAAATTTACATACATACTGATAAATATTACCAATAGTTTATTGACATTCCGAGACCATATTTGATGTCCTGTGAATATCCAACAGCAAACGATAAATCGAACCCTTTAGGTGTTTTAAGAATAATTCTTAGAGGATTTATTTTTAACCACATCTCGGGTTGTAAATCTAATAAATTAAAATTTTTATTTATCGAGGCTCCTAATAAAACGGAGGTTTTATTTTTATAAGTTAAATTTAAACCTAGTCTGTTTATAATAGCAACTGGTCTTGTATAGACGAACTGTTGACTAAAATATGTGATAAAACTACCTCCTACGTAAAAACCAACTCCTGAATTATTGTTGTAGGTAACAATAAGAGATTTATCCTCAGGTACATAAAGAAGGTCAGATGTTTGTGAATAAGAAATCTGAAATGTTAGAATAAAAATTATAAAAAATATTGTTTTCATATCACAAATATAGTATTATTGTTTTGTAAAACCAACGGAGGTTTGGCAGAGCGGTCGAATGCGTCAGTCTTGAAAACTGAATTACTCGTGAGGGTAACTGGGGTTCGAATCCCTGAGCCTCCGCTAAAAGAAGGTGAATAACTCACCTTCTTTTTTTTTGACTGTAATTCAATTTTCGATTATCATTTGAAAAAAAATATCATGTCTCGTATAAAAGAACTCAAAGAAAAGTATCCTCATCTAAACTTGTCTTTTTTTGATATTATGACAAGGTTGGACATTTCAAAATCAAACAAATATTTACCTCTAATTTGTAAGATTTTTTCAAAAAGATTTGACGTAAATCATCAATATGAAAATGAAGTAAAATCCCGAATCGAAGAATACAAATCAAGATTGACCTCTTCAGGACTTGACGTGGAAGATTTAGATGCAAACGAGATTTATGTAATAACCCATATGATTGATTATTTTACCAACGACAACCTAAACTCAATCACTCAATTTATGGAATATATGGAAAGGGGTTTGATTGAAAACAAAGATGTCCTAAAATACGATGATTTAGATTCAATCAGAGGAGCCATCGCACTCGCTTCAATGAAAGAATGGACTAAAGATTTAGAGGGTGAAATTATAAAAGAATATGAGGACGACAAGTGGGTTATTATCAGACCTTTGACCTTTGCCGCTTCCGCAAAATATGGTGCAACAACAAGATGGTGTACAACTTACAGTAGAGAAAAACAATATTTCGAGAAGTATTGGAGGCGGGGTATTTTGGTTTATTTCATCAATAAAATTTCAGGTTATAAATTCGCAGGATATAAATCTTTGGATGGAGAAAAAGAACTTAGTTTTTGGAATGCTGAAGATAGCAGGGTTGATTATCTTTTATTAGATGTAGATGATTATTTGTTTTCCACAGTGAGAAAAATTTTCTCATCTAAAGAAACTAACAAAAATTTATGTTCCGCCGAAATACAGGAACAAGTTCATCAAGAATGTATAAACTATACTGAAGAGACTACTGAATCAAGAGTCATTCCTATTGAATTTGTCGAAGAAACCCAAAATTACAGGACATATCAAAACCAAATTCAAAATCTATTCGTAACTGAAACTGCACCTCCAATTTACGAACAACCGGATATTGCGTAAAATAAAACCAACCTGATGGTGGGTTTTATTCTTCAATTTCAACTATAAGTTTTCCTGTACCTTTGATAACTCTATGCCAAACAAGTTTTGGGATAAAGATTTGCTCGGCAACGGACAATTTGTTCGGCAATCCATCATCAATTTGAAAAGACCACCCTCCGTCTTCAACAATTGTGACTTTTCGGTCTTTCAAATCTTGATGCCATTTCAACTCCTCTGTATCAACATCAGGATAGAAAGTTCTAATAATTTTCCCAGATTCCGTTTTATTTTGTTCAAATGGAAAAGTCATTTCTCTGTTTTCCTTTTCTGAAAAAGGGTCTTTTGTTCCAATGTACCTTTATCTTATTATCTAAAGATAATAGTTTGAAAAAATCTTCTACATCTTTTTCTACAGATTTATGTTTTCTATGTGGGACATCCCAACCTTTAGACACAAAAGACTCAGGCTCAGTATCAATAAAAACATGAATTATTGGAGGATTATAACTTCCCTTTAGGATATCGTGAACAATAAACTTGACATCTTCACCTTCTGGTAAATCTTGTTTGATTCTAGAGGTTACAACTGAATCCAAATAATTTTGTAAATATTTTTTTATTCTTTCGACATCCATCACCAAGCATTTTTAGAAGCCAAACCTAATTGTTTTGCATATCTTCCAACATTACATGACCAATAACCAGCGGTAGTTCTATCCTTTTTTTGGTCACATCTATGTCGTGCTCTGAAAGATTTGGCAGCACCTTTATTTCTATTCCTAACTTTCAATTTAGGGTCACCAAAGGTTACTTTTTTAACACCACCCCCTTTTGATTTAACATAAACCGCAAATTTCTTAGGACCACCCGGTGTTCTGAAAGGTTTATTTAATTTTACATTTTTACCTCTGTGTTTGGCTTCTTCGATGATTTCTTCCTCTGTCCATTCCTCTAAAATATAGGGTGCATCCAAATAAACTATCTCTCCGTCTATTTTTACCTTCTTTCCTAAGTCTGATTCAACCATCAATGTATCTTCTTCATTTAATTCAATAGAACCGTTTTCCCAAAGAGTTCTCACCTCATTTACCAATTTAAAATATCCCTCTGAATAAACTCTAAAAATGTTATTTGTAAGTGATAATCCGTTTTCAATGTGATATTTTAATGAATCAGAAATTTCAACATTTTCTTTCATCACTAAAGACCTGTCCAAGTATTCTTCTAAACTCTCTTTTATTAGGGTTTTCAGTTTATCCATAAAAAATTGTTTTTTTATATAAATAGTTTTATTTTTAGTTATGAAAAATTTAGTGGGATTTTTATTCCTTTTCTGTAGAATTTATTGTGGTTACAAAATATTCATGTGGTTATTCCAACGGAGTTATTATAAGAATAGTTTACCCATATCAGAAATTGAACACATATTAGTGTTCATAATTTTTGACATATGGATGATGATGTCCATACGAGATATAAACAAAGATTTTTAAGGCCTCAAAACGGCTAAAACTTCAGGATAAACTCCCTCTAAAACTTTTTCGTTTTTACCTTCATATGGTATGTTCTGTAAAACATATCTTATTGAATTCAACCCTGAGATTCTTTTATCTTGTGAATCAATAATTACCCACGGGTGATTTACTGTTGAAGTTTTATCAAACAATTTTTCTTTGAATTCTGTGAATCTGTCCCATAAATCTTGCATTTGAGCGTCATTAGGGGAATACTTCCAATATTTTAATGGAGACTGTTGTCTCATCTGAAATCTTCTTTTTTGAGTTTCTTTATCAATTGAAAACCATAGTTTAAAGAGATAATCTCCTTCTTTTACCAAATCGTTCTCGAAATCCTCAACGTTCTCCATGAAATCTTCATATTCTTCAGGGGTACCATATCCCATAACAGGCTCGACTAAACCTCTATTATACCAACTTCTGTCGAGGAAATTTATCATTCCTGGTTTGATTTTGTCTCGGTATCTATTCCACCAATTTTTCCTTTCTTCGGGGTTGGGTATACCTAAAGCAATTACATTATAGTATCTTGGATTTAAATTTTCTGTAAATTTTTTGATTGTGGAACCCTTACCCGCAGAATCTCTACCCTCGAAAACTATAATCACAGTTTTTCCCGTTTTTCTCAACCATTCCTGCATCTTCACTAGTTCAATTTGTAGAAAATATAATTCCTTCTTATAAACCTTTTTAGGTAAAATTGACGGTTCCTCGGGTTCAAATTCATAATCTTCACTTTCAGGTTCGACCCCATAACCACCTCTTTCTCTGAATTTCAAAGAGATAAGGATGTTTCTGAAATATTCTTCAATATTCTTTTTTTTATCCCCTTTTTTGAGAAGAATTTTTCTTAAACCTCTATCCACCATCTCAAAATCGATAATTCGGTCCTCCGACAATTTAGATATTTTCCAAAGTAAATTTTCTATTTTTTTGTTGTAGAGTTTCAGAAAGGTTAGAGTATCAACAACTTTTCTTAGATTGACGTTCATAAAAGGGGCATCGTTTGAAGTTTTTTTTGCTTCAGAAATCCCCATTACAATTTTTATTTTTTCAATTTCCTCGTGAATTAGCACAAAATTTTCTTTATAAATATCCCATAAGTTAGATATGGAATATTTATGATTACCAAGTTATTGACAGAAAATGAAAAAGTTTCTTATTGCATTTGTATTGCTTTCATTACCCATTTTTTCTTTTACACAAGATAGAAAAGTATGTCTTTCTTCCATAGAAAATAAAATACAAATTGGACAAATGTTGGGTAATCGAAATCTAACATTTGGCTTCAAAAATGTTTTATTGGAATATCTTCAGGATAAAGATTTTGAATTGGTTGATAGTTGTAATCTTGCTAATAACAGATTACAAATTGAACTTATTTTTTTTGATGTCTTGAACACCAAAACGGGCTTCTCTGTAATTCACAAGGAAAATGATGAAACAGTATTGAGAGTGAGAGCTAAATTATTAAATGAATCAGGAAAGAAAATTAAAGAAACTGTCGTAACTGAAAAATCTTCTGAAATTTCAATGTCAACGTTGATAATTTCAGAAGGAGGTAAAATAAATCAACAATCCGTCTCAAATGTGATTAAAAAATCCTGCGAGACATTAATCAAAAATTTATTCGAATGATGAAAAAAATTTTATCAATTATTTCATTATTGTCGATTCCGTTTTTGGGACTTGCACAATCTCCCGAAATTGGTCATTTCCAACAACTATCTACTGTGAGACGTGGAGACACTTTAGATGTGGCTTGGTATTTCAGACCATCGGGAAATAATATAAGAAGTTTCCAAGTGGATTGGCAATATAAAAAAAGGTTGTTTACTCATATTGAAACAACGGTGGATGCTTCTCTGAATGGTAGGTCTGCAGAAATTTCCTATAGGTCATGGGAAAATCAAAAATATAGCTCTTACGCAAATGGGAACTATACCTATATTTCCGACACCAATTGGACTGTTGGAAGAAATTACTTGGTGGTTCCCGCAGGTGCTTCAGCTTTATCAAACGGTTATATCATACATAACAAATACAAAATAAACGCAGTCATACCAAATTTCGAATCTGATTCAGTTTATGTTAACTGGGCTAGAATGTTTGATGTAAATGGCATAACAATCGGAGACAACGTGGCTGTTTTGAATAACAGAACTATGAGAGTGAAACTTCTCGGAAATCTAACAATTTCTGGAAAAGTTTGGTTACCTCCATCGGCAGTATCAAGAGGATGGGTCCCAACTCTTTATTGTTATGAGAACGCAACAGGAAACTTGGTTTCAACCACAATACCGAACATAAACACAGGTCTATATACTCTTGATAATATCGACGAATATACAAGATATAAAATTGAATTGAGATTCAATCCTGATAGTTTGGTTTCAATAAGAGATAACTCAGTCACAATTACCGATGCGGTAAAATCTTTTAACGAATTTATAAACGCTGATTTAAATCAAACTTATCCGAGGACACATTTACAAAACGGTTTAGCTTATTTGATTGGAGATATAAATTGGAATCAAAAATTTGATGGTGGTGACCCATATGGTATTTACGCTTCAGTTTCAGGACTAAGACCAATAGCAACAAATAGTTTAATTAAAGTTTTTACAAAAAACGAATTTGATAGTTTGGCTTTGGGTGCAAATCAATGGACAAATTGGACTACTTACTCTTCAAGATTAAATTTTGTTCTTGATACTGTAATAACTTCAAACATTACTGTTGATTTAAAGTATTATATCCAAGGTGATGTGGATAGAAGTCACTCTTCTCCTGTTTACGATGCGAACGGTAACCTCGTAAGAGCAGCAATTTACACCGGAAGATTTACTGTTGAAATTCCAAATTCTTACTCTGTGGGTCAACCGATGTTTGTACCCTTCAACGTTTCAACAAATGGTTTAGTAAATTATGGATTACAATTTGAAATGAAATACGAACCAACCAAAGTCAAATTTTCAGAAATTATCTCGAAAGTTCCAAACGAATGGTTACAATATGTAACACATGATGAACGTACTGGAATAATAAGATTCGGGGGAATGAATAATCAAAAAAAGGGGGGGATAAGTGGTTTATCCACCCCCTTTAATTTAAAATTTACGCCAATAGACCCAAGCGAAGATATCTCATCGTTTGTTTTTGTTAGACAACTAATGGATGCTTCTAACTCTGAAGGAGAGCACTTCAATATTGAATTAGCATCTGAAAGAATAGTTTTGACTTATAGAGCCGCAGGACCAATACCTACATTTTCAAAACCGATTGCAGAAATTAGACCCAATCCGAACACAGGACAATTTGAGTTGACTGTAACATTTCCGAATAATTATTGGATGAAGGGTTACGTTTATGATTATCAAGGAAGAAAAGTTATGGACTTAGGAGATTTCAAAACAGATGATTTTACAAACGTAATCACAAGAGCCATTAACGCCAAAAATCTAGCTCAAGGAAAATATTTGCTAGTTATGGCTAATAATGAACAAAGAATAACTAAACCATTTGTAAAAATTTAAAAAAAATGTCAGAAGAAACACAAGTACAAGACCAAAACGACGGAACATGGTCGGGTCTTAAAAAAACAATCGTAGGTACCCTCGGAACTGTTGTAACAGGTGGAGGTGTATGGTTAGGAACATTACTTTATGGTGGAAATCATGAGGAAAAACAACCTGATGCACCCGTCCAAGCACAACCAACAATCGTAATCAACAACTCTCAACAACAAGCAACACCTGCGGGTGGAACTACTAAAGTTATCGAGCGTGTTGTGGAAAAACCTGCAGCAAAACCTGCTGAACCAGCTCCTAAACCAAAACCTTTCCAAGAGGAACCAAAATGGTAATGTATGCAACCAAACACAGGATTTAAGGAGTTATTAAACTCCATGATGAAAAGAAGATGGTGGATTACCGCCTTAGTGTTAGGTGGATTTGTCGTAATTATGGGTGCCATATTCATGGCAATTTTCGAACAAAGTGCTATCAGTGGTGAATGGAAAGAATTACTTCTCCTTTTACTTGGTGCTTTCATCGGGTCTTATGGTAAAATCATTGACTATTGGTTCAGTGATACCGACAAAGACAAAATGTTAGTCCAAAAGATGGATGAAGAAGATGGTGTATCATTTTCCAACACCCAAGATGGTAGTGTTCAAGCACCTCCACAACAACAATCTATTACCCCCCAAGTCACCCCTCAAGTTACCCCTCAAGTCGGTGTAGAAATCGATGAAGATGGTGATGGTATCATGGATGGTATTGACGAGGATGGTGATGGAGTTATAGACATGTATTTTGAACATCGTCAGTGTGAGCACGTATGGGGTGACGCTGATGGAGATGGTGATGAAGAGTGTCTTAAATGTGGTTTGATTAAACAAGATTAAAATGAAAAAAATTTTATTTCTAACTTCTTTGTTTCTAACGTCTGCGGTTTATTCTCAGACGTTAGGGACTACGAAGACTGAGCAGTATAAGGCTAGCTTCGAAACAAAAATCAATATCGACTCACTTATGGATTATGATGGTCCTCAAGTACCAATTCAAATCCTTACTATCGGTATAAGTGATGAGGTTTATGAGCAGTATCCTGAACTAAAGGAGAAAAAGGTTGGACTCGGTGTTGCAAACATTGTTTTGGAGTATCTCTCTGACCTCAACAGATTTACATTCACTGAGGATAAGACGGAGATAAAAAACAGAATGGTAAAGCAGTTCCAAGCGTCTCAGGCAGGTATTAGTCAGGACAAGTTGGACGGTAGAGGAAAGATTAGACTTGCACATTATTTTGTGACTGTGGAGGTTTATGACTTTTCTGTATCAGAAGATGAGACTGTAAATCTAAAGGATGGGGTAAAGAATACTGTCAATACAAGACTTGGTCTTCAGGTAAGATTTACAGATGCTGAGACAGGTGAAATTGTTGCGGCAAGTGGTCTCGGTGAAGCTAAGACTGTTAGAGAACTTACACTTCTCAATGATGATAATTTGAGTGAAGTAAAATTCAACCAATCTACAATTGGTATAACAACAAAGAAGGCTTTGGACATTGCATGTTCAAGAATTCTTGTAAGACTTATCAAAAAGGGTAAGTTTCCGAGATAAATGTGGAAAAGATTAAAAACATTTTTAAGTATTTCCTTTATCTTGTTTCTCAGCTTCAAAGCTGAGGCACAAAATGTTGTCTATACATTCATCGACCCCTGCACAAAAGAAGTAACAAACTTTTCAATTCCAATTCAAGGGGGTACGGTAGTATATTTTTATGGTCGTTCGGCATCATTTACCGCACAAGATGTGGCAAGTGGTGCCTTTGCCGCTTGGGTCAATCAAGCATATGCCGATTACAGAAAATTGACCCCATGCTCAGTTCAATCGGTTACAGTTACAAGAAATCAAATTACAGCACAAGTTATCGGTAATGTTGTTAGTAGTGTTGTGGGTCAAATAAATTCCTCTGTGATGCAGGGTTCATCTATGGGTGGAAACGACGCAGCATCCAAAGGAAGTAACAGCAGTTCAGAAAAGAAAAAAAATAAAAATGAAAGTAGTAATTCTAGCAATTCCACTTCTGTTACTAATTCTAATGGGAATGGTTCTACAAGTTCATCAAATAACTCAAGCGGTCAAGGCAACGGGTCTGTTCCTGTGGGAGGTTCTCAAACTGGTGGCCAAGGTTCTCAAACTGGCGGTAATAATAGTGGGGGGAGCGGTAATAATAACACTGGTGGGAATGGTGGCGGTGGTGGCGTATCTTCAAATTCTAATTCGGGAGGTAGTGAGAAAGATAAGGAAAAAGGTTCGGAGGTAGTTGCAACAACCCTAATGAACGTAGAGGTCAGAAACGACAAAGGTTCTGAAAGTGGTGGTTCGAGTGGTGGAGGAAAAAAGGGTAATGGAAAATCAGGAAACCAAAATCCTCTTATCGTTTCTTCTGATTTGACCTCAGCACAAAATTTAGATAAATCTTTTACTGGTATTGCAAACATCGGAATGTCAAGAACCTCTCTTATGGGAACAAGTTCTTGGGGTGTAACAGGAATGGTTTGGTTTAACTTCAAACAATTTGCAATCAACTCAAGATACACCAAGATAAAAATGAATCAATCAGGAACCCTCAAATTCGTTCATAACGTCAATTTAACGGGGGCATATTCCTACGGTAACGTATTTTCATTCTTGGGTTATAGTATGATAATAAACGCAAAGAAATGGGGTATTACAGGATTTAACGTCAGTGGAGCAATTGCAAAACTACCATCGGATAGTAATTTGTTTATCAGTCCGTCATTTACCGCATTTTATACGAGACCATTTTCACCCAATAAAAAACTTACAATATCTCCTGAAATTTATTTAATATCAACTCCCGTTGTTTATTCTTCTGTAGATAAAATCACCGTGACAGATAGAACATTTAGTGCTTTTTTGGGAAGTGGATTTGATTATCAAATTTCAAGGAGGTTCAAGTTCAACGTAAATTACAAAGCCAATCTTTCAACAAATCCTGACTTTCCAATCCTTTCCTTTTTTCTAATTGGTAGTAAAGTAAATCTATGAGAATAATTTTTACCATATTATTTTCTTTCATTTTTTGTTTTGGATTTTCACAATCTATTTCCGCTCCTGTTGGTAGAACTTATCAAATCAACACTTCGGGTCAGGATGCTAGCGGATTTATTGTAAATGGTTTTACCTCTGAAACACTACTTACTTCAGTAGGGCTCGTAAATCCTCCCGCAGGTGTAACATTTTCAATAACAACAACAGCAGGATTATCCTTCGCAACAGGGTATAACAGTTGGTCCAATATTACGAGAATCAGTTTTACAGGTACCCAATCGAATATCAACAATGCATTGGCTTCTCTAAAGATAAACACAGGTTCATCTACAGGTAATGTACAGATATCCGTCTCAACTACTGTAAATCCATCAGGGTATTACTATAACGCGACAAACGGACACTTTTATCGTCCCATTTCAGGTACCTCAACATATACTGCAGCGAAAAACGCTTCTGCAACGCAAACATTCAAAGGTCAAACAGGTTATCTGGTTACAATAACATCACAGGATGAACAGAATTTCATAGGTGCGAACGTACCTGGAAACAACATTTGGATAGCCCTTTCCGATAGACTTCAAGAAGGTTATTGGAGAGTAGATGCAGGACCTGAAAATGGTACTTTAATCAATATAGGAAACTACAACGGTAATCCGCAAGCAGGGACTTATCAAAATTGGTGTGGTGGGGAACCTAATGATGCTGGCGGTGAGGATTATGCAGTCACAAAATGGGGTGGTGGAAATTGTTGGAATGATTTACCGGATGGAGCTGGTTGGACGAGTGGGTATGTTGTGGAGTTTGGTACTTGGTCAAATCCCTCTGATGCTACATTCACAGAATATTATGCAGCCAATACAATTAACATGGTTGCGGTTACAAATACTCTCAGCGGAACAATATCTATTCCGACGTTATCCACACTACCGACGGTAACTTTATACAGAATTGTAAATGGCTCTGATGTATTAGTGGAGACCAAAACAGTTTCATCATCAGGTTCTTATTCTTTCACTCTTCCCGCACAGAACTCAACTTATAAATTGGTACCTAATTTAAGTGTTCAAGGAATTACAACGGCAGATTTCAATTTAGCATTTCAAGAGGTACAAAATGTAAATACCCCAAATAATACTGCGCCTGGATTAGTGATGACGGGAACAAAACAATGGAAAGCAGCAGATTTCAATCAGAATGGAATTTTGGATTTGGGTGATTCTTATTTAATCTTGTCTCACGTTACTGGATTTAGACCCTCAACACAAGTTTTGTGGTTCTCACCAACCAATTATGATTCAATAACCAAAAATAATTTTGGAACAATACAACCTGTCACCTTTTTTACAATTTCCGTGACAACATCAAACGTGACTCAAAACATAAAATATTGTGTTTTGGGGGACGTAAATTTATCTCACTCGTCTCAGTAATATATTTATAGAAAAAGTAAATTACTATGCTACTAAAAGTGGGGTCTAAGGGAGAAGACGTAAAAAAACTCCAACAAAAACTTGGTTTGGGTGCTGATGGTGTTTTCGGAAAAGGAACCGAAGAATCAGTTAAAAACTTTCAAACAAAATCAGGATTGACTCCTGACGGAATTGTGGGTGAACAAACTTGGCAAAAAATTATGGGTCAAGGCGTTCTTATTACAGAACCCGCACCTGTCGCTCAAGTGGCTCAACCTGTTGCTAACGTGGGTGGTTTGAAATTAGAAAAATTGAAAGGTCATATTCCTGATAATGTAATTGCTCAAATACCTGATACAGCAAAAACTTTTGGTATTGACACCCCATTGAAACTTGCTCACTTCTTGGCTCAATGTGGTCATGAGTCGGGTGGATTCAGACTTACTCAGGAAAATTTGAACTACTCAGCACAAGGTCTAAAAAACATTTTTCCAAAATATTTTCCAGGAAATCTTTCAGAGTCATATGCACGTAACCCTCAGAAGATTGCATCCAAAGTTTATGGTGGTAGAATGGGTAATGGACCTGAATCAACAGGTGAGGGATTCAAATTCAGAGGAAGAGGTTACATTCAGCTCACAGGAAAAGACAATTACACGGCTTTCGGGAAAGCTATAAACGAAGATATTACAGGTAATCCTGATTTGGTCTCATCGAAGTATCCTCTGTTGTCAGCTGCGTGGTTTTTCAGTAAAAACTGTCTAAAGAAATGTGTGGATGACTCAAATGCAACAGTTACGTCTGTTACAAAGTGTGTGAACGGTGGAACTATCGGATTACCAGACAGATTGAAACACTTTAAAGAATACTATAATTTGTTAAAATAATGGTCTCAATGCTATCAAAACTTGTATTTTTTTCAATTTTTGATATATTTATGAGTGTTATCACCGTAAGGTGTTCTCATATATCCTTTCCAAAAGACCCGCAAATTTTTTTGTGGGTCTTATTTTTTTTATTATCTTTGTAAAAATAATTTTTATGGATAAAAGAAGCTCTCATTGGTTAGACTCACTCGCATGGGTAAGAAAAGTCTATTTTTCATGTCAAACAAAGGAACAAGAAGATGCCGCAGAAAGATTATTATTGAACTTCGAGAGGCTTTACAAAAACGAAGATTTAATCACTTTGTCTTGGGCTCTTCGAGATGAATATTTAAAATTCAAATATCAAAAGAAATGAAAAGTCCTCTTTGTTTCCTCGGTATACATTTTTGGGAATACAGAAAAGAAAAACATCAATGTACTGGTCACCCTAATGGTAGAGAATTTGTCAGGGTAATTGTTAGAGAATGTACTTGTTGTGGACATAGGGAACATCATCCTCTACCAAGAATTGGTAAAAGTTTAAACCTCTGGAAATCATTTGACGATGTAGGAAAGAACGATTGTATAGACATTAAAAGATTGAACGATGAAAATTTTGTTAAAAAATAGTTTTTTTGAATCATTAAAAACTATATCACGCCATGAGACTTGGTGGTACAAAACATATGAAACAGTCCGATTTAAAATTCCTGTGTTTCTGAAAAATATTTGGTTTTTCAGAAAAAATCTGTGGGAGTTTCGTGGTTGGGATTATTCTTTCAACCTATCTCTATTGGCAAAATCCTTAGAAAAGACCTCTGATGTTTTAAGAAACGGTCATGAGGTAGAAATAACTCGTTTGAAAAAAGTTGAAAAAATTCAAAGAGTTATTAAAATAATAAATGACATGAGAGAGTCAACCTACATAAACAGAGCGGAAACCGAACTAGGAGAACTTATTTTACACGATTGGGATTTTCAAGAAGTTGAAAGTGGTGGCTATCAAATGTTAGACAAAGAAACTCCTGAAGAAAAAGAACATAATCGTAAGGTGTTTGAAAGAGCCAGAGAAATCGAGAAAGATGAGTTCGAAGAACTTTGGATAATACTCAAGGGTCAAAACTACGATGAGTTCCATGAAACATTCAAACAACTTTCTGAAGAAGAAAAAATGAAACACGACCATTGGGAAAATTGGTTCGATGGTTCAGGTATAAAAAATTGGTGGGATTAAAAAATTTATTAGAAAAGAGATATGAAAAAATTATATAGAAGTACTATCGATAAAAGAATAGGTGGTGTTTGTGGCGGTCTTGCAGAGTATACAAATAGTGACCCGACAATTTGGAGAATACTTTTTTTGGCTTTAATTTTTGCACCCTTCCCTACCGTACTATTTTATCTTTTAGCCTGTATTGTTATCCCTCAAAACAAAATTTTATAAAAATGATTGCATTCTGGTTTTTTATGTTTATCTTCGTTTTGACAATTTCAATCGTTTGGGTTCGAGGGATTGATAATATGAAAAAAAATCATCCTGATTACAAAGGTGAAGACTTTCTGAATTGGGACAAAATGAAGAAATATGAGAATGACCTTTATAAGTGACACTCATGGTAAACATAAATACCTAACCTCCAAGGCGTATAATAACATACTCGGAAGCGGGGACTGTATAATTCACGCTGGGGATATTTCTAATCTTGGAAAAGTTGGTGAAATCAAGGATTTTCTTGATTGGTTCTCAAATACAGATTACACTCACAAAATCTTTATCGCAGGTAATCATGATTTTGGTTTTGAGGTTGTTCAGGATATTGCTCCTGAATACAAAGAAAAGGGTGTTCATTATCTATTCGATAGTGAAGTAGTAATCGATGGTGTCAAATTTTATGGTAGTCCTTGGCAACCTGAATTTTATAATTGGGCTTTCAATCTTCCAAGAGGAGAAAAGTTGGCAGAAAAATGGAAGAAGATACCTGGTAACACTGATGTTCTTATTACTCATGGACCCGCACATGGAATGCTCGACCATACTCCTCAAGGAGAACTCGTGGGTTGTAAAGACCTATTCAATAGGGTTATGGAAGTACAACCAAAAATTCACGTTTGTGGTCATATCCATTGGGCGTATGGTCAAAAAAATTTTTTTGGTGTTGAATTTTTAAACGCCTCAGTTTTGAATGAGAGGTATCAATATGAAAATGAACCAATAAAAATTATTTTTGATACGGAAACTAAACAAATAGACTATGAATGAAAATGCTGTAATCGAATTAAAAAAACTTGGCCCTGAATCGACCGTAAAGGTGACAATCGACCTTTATCGAAAATCTTTATTAGAGGTCTGTTATCATACAGGTTCGAAATTTGATAAAAAATTCACCTGTGATTCAGAAACTACTTGGAGAGGTGCTAGTCTTGTCTGTGAACAATTTACTGTTTCAGAACTAATAGAATTACTCGAAACCAAGGAATTGACTGAGATGCAAGATGTAGATTTTCCTGACCTTTCAATAGAAACAACTACAGATGGCGAGGTTGACATTACCAACATTGAGTGGGAAGAACCCTTGACCGAAGAAGAAGAGTCAGGATTCGTCTCTAATGACCTATATTGGGATTCAGAAATTACTGACTCAGAGTTGAATTTTAGTACAGGTAGTATTTTTAGCATGGTTATTGAATCTGATGATAATTTAATTGCAAAAATTTCCGATGAAAAAGAATAAAATAAACGATGGACATTTTGTCGAAGCTCTCGACAGATTATTTTTTGTTACAGATATTATGGACAGGTATCTTATGTCACACCCTGTAATAAAAAAGGATAAAGAAATAAAAAAATTGATTAAATTTAGTATCATCAATCTTTTAGAAGCCTATCAAAGGGTGGGTAATAACACTTATGAAAAAGAATTTGAAAGACCGTCAATTAGTGAAGTTGTTTCTGGACGACGTGAGAAATCCGAAGACAACAGGCTGGACCGTCGTCAGAAACTACGATGAATTTGTAAAACATATCGAAGAAAACGGTTTACCTGAAGAAGTTTCCTTTGACCATGATTTAGCTGATGTTCATTATGACCCTGAAACGTTCAAACAAGGGTTTGTATATCACGAAAAAACCGGATATGATTGTGCTAAATGGTTATGCGAATATTGTTGGACTAATGGACTCCCTGTCCCCACTTGGAATGTTCATTCCGCAAATCCTGTTGGTCGTGATAATATTGTTCAACTCATCGAGAACTTCCAAAAAAAATTGAATTATTAAAGGTGAGAGAAATCTCACCTTTTTTTGTATTTATAAGTTATGGAATCTCAATTCGAAATAGCCGACCGTAAAGAACTTGCAACAATTGCGAAAATCTGTTTAGAAAAGGGCTTGAAATTTAATGAGCCCTATAGAGATTCAAACTATGATATCGTTAAATCGGTATCGAAGCTTTTTGGATACTCTAATATTGACATATATGACGTGGAAGTCATTTGTGCATTTATTGTTGACAACTATCATATTTTACAATCTTGGATTGATGGTAACCTGTCATATTCAAATATTTCAAGCCGTCTCAAACTACCTCAAATAGAAGAATTTGAAATTCTCTATCAAGTAAGTATTAGAGAATATGTAGTTGAATATTACAAAACTGATTGGAAATGTTTTAAAAAAGAATGGGTTGAAGATTCAATCACCGATTCTTTAAACGAGGGCTCATGGGATTATTTTAGTGAATCCCCAATCGAAAGAGAAGTTATCGATTCTGATAATACTAATTTCAAAATTGAATCTGTTAAATCTATGAAAGATTTGAATACTGAGTCCGTTGAAAATAATATTCTTAAATTATTGTCTGAAAACACAGAAAAGGTTATCGAAAATTTCGATAAAAAAACCCTATTAAACATTAAAAAAATTATCGATACTAAATTAAAATCACTTTGATTTTGAGTCTTTGACCAAATCTCCAAGGGTTTTTTTCTTTTTGTTGGATGGATGTTGATAACCCCTTTTATACTTGTATTCCACCTCTACAGGACCATTTGGGTTTTTATTTGAGTTGTATCTCCATATAGAGATTGTATCTTCGTCTTCATAGACAACTTCCCATTTGATGGGTTTAGGTTCAGGTTTTTTTTCGAATGGCATATGGCAAATATAAGGAAAATTATTCTTGTTCGTATGTTTGGGTTTTCCATCTACCGTTTTCCTTACCCATACACACACTATTACAAAATTTTGTATTTCTATAACAATTCATAAATGAAGTTTTTACCTGTACAGGTATCCAACCAAGTCCATCATCAAAAATCAAAAAGTCAACTCCTAAAGAATCTGCAAAAGAAAAGTCACCACTGAATTTGATTACTTTTGAAAAAGAATTTTTTAATTCTTCATAGGCTTCTATTTCTGAACGTTTTCCCATTCCATATGTACCTTTGATTGTATCAACAACACCTTCAATTATTTCGTTGTCAAACTCATCCAAAGAATCTGCTAAATAACTCAATACAAGTTTTTGAAAAATGGTTAAATCCTGTTTGGATTCAGGTAAGTCTTGCATGTAAGACCCCAAAAAGTATTTTTGAAAACAAGAGTCAAAACTATTTTTTGATTTATCTTTTTCTCTAAATTTTGTCAAAACATAAGCCAAGGCTGAATAATTTGTTTCCAACATACTCATTTCATCCCAAACAAATTTTTCATTCAATTCTTTTAGAATAACAAATTTTGATGATATTTTGAGTCTGAAATCATCAAACGTTTCTTTATTCAATTCGCATTGCTCCGATAGTTTCTCTTCTAAAATTCTAAAATTATTAAAATTTTCTGTGAAATATTCATCATCTTCTTTGACATACTTGATTTTTTTCGAAATTTCATCATTTACATCCATTATTACAATAAAGGCAATATCGTCTAAAAGTTTTTTTACACTCTTGACTTTGAATTTTATTTTTTTTGATGCAAGTTGACAGAAATCTCTTTCTTCTGAATATGCTGGAAATCTATTACAACCCCATTCCGTTCTTTTATTGGACATATGAGATAAATAGATTGTAATTAAAAAATCCCCTCACTAAGGAGGGGATTCTTTTAAATTTCTGTTGTTTCTTCGTTGGACCCTTTTGTTTTGTTTATCCACTTGTCGACCGAACCTATACCAAATGAACCCAAAACTAACCAAAGGAAAGAATTGAAAATGAATTCATTTATTATCAGGTCTTTTCCAAGTGTACCTGTGACAATATCTGCAATAGCAAATATAATCATCATGACAAAAGCTAAGAATCCAACGACACTTTTTTCATTGATTGAGTTGTCGTCGTTAAACAACTGTGAGAAAAATTTTTTCATAATTTGGTAATTTACTTACCAATAAATATTAAAATCCCTGTGATTGTTTTACTCTAATAACGAAATTATCAACCACAGTTTGACATTCAGCTTGTGTAACAAGCGTACCACCGTTTTTACTCAATAATGTTTTGATTGCCAATATATTTTCTGTTCCTGCACCTGTTGTATATAAATAACCTCCGCATCCACCAACGTTTGTTGGTTGAGCAAATGATGTAACTGTTCCGAATGTTGAGTTCCAACTTGGGTGTCCCAACAAAATATACAAATCACAGTGAGATGGGTCGCTAGCATTATAAGTTTCTCTAAAAAATGCGTATACGGTAAATCCACTCACAGTTGCTCCGCTATAAATTGTACCACTAGCTAAGGTCCCTCCTCCGTCTGCACCAGAGTTACCACCTGTCTGAAATCCAACAGGAAGTCCAGGTCCAAATGTATCATTATCTCTTGAACCCAAAACCGTAAGTGGTAGATATGTTAGAGGTTGAACTCCACCAGGATATTGTTGATAACCTAAACTTATATATCCGAAGCTTGTATCTAAATTTACTGTAGTTGCAGAATTAGTATAGTTTACGGCGAAAGGATACGAACTTGAGCTATATACATCAGCGCCTATATATTCAGTATTAGAAATAACCCAAGGAGAAGAAATATTTCCATTGTCGTACATGTCACCACCTCCATCATTTATATAATAACCATCCCCATCAAGTTGATAAGGATAAAAACTTGGATTTCTAAACTCAGGCATGAATCCTCTCAAATATTCTGCAATTATTTGTAATTCGGTGTAGGGTGTTTTGGGTGTAAATGAGGTCCAATAACCATTGTTATTCAACCAAGTTACAGCTTCAGTACCATCTAAAAAAGTTTGAGGGTCATCATCCCAATCAGAAACGGATTCTGCCAAACTTATAAATGACTCTTCAGTTTTTAATTCGCTTCTCCAAAAACCAACAAACGCTGACACATCTCCCGATGCTGTATTACCTGTGTGTGAACCAATTGTATCCTCATGAGCAATCACATATCCTAAATCTTGGTCTGGAGTTGACCAAAACGTAACACCATAGTTAGCACCAACAACACCATAATCTTGTGGAGTTGTTCCTGCAATTAAATTTCCAACTTTAGTTGTTCCAGGTATTGAACCAACTGGTTTGTACGCAACGGGAGTTATAGTAGCCATATTTTTCTATAATAAATATTTAAATGATAACAAAAAAGGGGACACCGTCGTGTCCCCTTATATCTCCGTCGAGAAATGTGTGGTCTAAGTTTTTAATCGGATAGGGAGGTGAGACCGAAAGAACCCCGTGGGATTGGACATATCCTGTTTTGATTATGTGTCACAAAACATCCGAAAAAAGACATGGTTGTTAGTTTATCAAGGATTAAACAGGAATGACCTTTCCACCTAAACCTCCCGTGTTTTAGTCGTCTCTGTATTTCTGATTTATAAAGCGGAGAAGAAAGTTAGACGGGGTGAGTATGGGGAACCACCACAAGTAAACATTCCGCTGTCCATGTTACAAAGATAAGAAAGATTTTAATGCCTTCCAAATTCTTTGATGAAAATTCAGATAAAAATCTGAGTTTTTTCGTGGTTGGGGGTGGAGTCGAACCACCGGCACAAGACTGTTCAGGTCCTTGCTCTACCAAAACCCTAAAGAGTTACTGAGCTACCTCAACCAAATGTCTTACAAAGATAAGAAATCTTTTTAGACCGCCAAAATTTGTAAGAGCTTTTTTTATTCGAGTACCGAGTATCTTTCATCGCCTGTAAGTCCCGAATTGTTTTACAAAGATAAGGAGAAAAAAAATAACTGTCAAATTTTTAAAAGGAGTCCCAAAAAAATTGTTTCCATTCTTCAAGTTCAGCTGCAGTAAAACCAACTGCTAATCTTGCAGGTGAAATTATGAAGGAGGTAGGTTTTGTATCCAATAAAATAAAATAAATGTCATCGACAAAATCATAAGTAACAACTTCTGTATGTCCGCTTTGTAAATAACTACAGAATTCTTGTATTGTGTAAACTATCATAGTTATAAATATATCAATTTAACTAATCCCGTCGAGATACTTTTTTATTGTCCTTCGAATTTTTCTCTCACCTAAGGAATCCCATAATTCATGGACAATATCATAAATTTTAGAGACCAAATATTTTTTATTATCTTTTAATATCCTTGTTTTATCATCCACCTTTATGAATTTTACAGGCTCCCCCATCCAATCATGATTTACTTGGGTTACAGGAAAATGTCTTTTCAGATGAAGTAAAAGTTCGTCTGATGTGTCTCCAGAATATTTGGACAATAACTTTAATTTTTCTTCGTAAAGAGAATTCATAATATCAAATATATAGGTATTTATTTTAAAATTCAAACTATGGCAAAAGGTTCAAAATCTTCAGTATCATCAAGAAAAATAACATTTGGAAAAAGAAAAGGTGGAAATGCAAAGAAATCTTATAACAAACATTCTCCAAGACCTAAAGCATATCGCGGACAAGGAAGATAAGATTACTTTTTACTGTTTTTATTCTATAATATCTCATTATGGATGAGAAAAGAAGATTCATACGTCTTTTAGAACTATACATCAACGGTCATCGAGGAAGTGCAGTGGAAGAAATGTATGGTCAAGGTACAACAATCAAAATTCATAACGTTATTTTTTCACCAACACAGAAATCGGTTGTCGTGGAGGCTGTAATTATTTTGGGGAATATAATTACAGAAGAAGTTTTAGACAGAGAATTAGCCGATGTTTTAATTCAAGATGCAATCCCTTTATTCTTTTCAGATTACAGTGTAAAAACTATGGTAAGGTGGGACGTATAAAAATTACCCTTTGATAGTTTTGATAAGTTCGTTGTTTTCTCTTTGTAAAAATTCAACTTTTACCGCTAACGCAGAAACTTGTTCCGTTAGTTTTAGTATTGTGGCTCTCATTTCATCCTTTTCTCTAGATGATTCTTGTAATAGCACTTCAAGCTTAGCAATTCTATCTTTGCAATCGTGACGTATAAATTCTTCATCCCTTTCTTTTCTCATTGCTCTTTTTTCATAAAATCTCCACGCACTAGCGGAACCTAAAACAGTAACAACAGTTATGAGAACAGTCCAAAACGATTCTTGTGCCATATAATAAAATTTACTTTCAATAAATACGAAAAAGAATTAAAAAAAATTTTTTGAGAAAAAAAAGATTTTCACTCATAAGACAATAATTATTATTCTTTTAGAATAATAATAAAATATTAAATAAATAAAAAAACTAGAATACTAGTTCTAGGAATTTTCCGTTTTTTTTGGATGGTCACACC